AGAGAGCAATTTATGAGGATAGCAATGGCAAGGCTCCGTAGCACCTACCCCTTCAAGCCCCAACGCAGGGCAGTAGCTGCTCGGATGTGGGTAAAGTATCTGGAGCGCAAGTGCTCTATATCGTAACTCCCTGCTCAAGGCCTCAAAACCTTGTGAGGATAAGGCGATGCATCCCAGAGTACGCAACGTGGGTAGTGATGATGGATGCTGCTACCGACTTCAAGGGAGCAACAGGCGCATCCATAACCCACTACTCTACCCGTTCTGGATCTTGGGGACACCCTTTACGCAATGAGTTCCTTGAATTACATAGGGAGTCCTTCACGAAAGAGGATTGGGTGTACTATCTGGACGATGACAACATCCTACATCCAAAATTCATAGAGGAATGGAACAATCTAAATTCCCTCGATTGCTCAATCGTAACGTGGGGACAGGTGGGAAGGCTACGCCCTACCGACCAACCCCGAGTCGGGAACATAGATACGGCCTGCTATATGTTCAAACCTTATGACCTTCCAGACCTCCGCTTTGAAACAAGCTACGAGGCCGATGGCATTTTTGCAGGCGAAGCCGCAAGGCAGGGATCGCTTATCTGCGTAGATCAGCCCCTTTGTTACTACAATGCTTTGGCTTGAAAAAACATACGAAGGTCTATCTCAAAGGGATGGGATATGCCACTACTGACTTCATCCCCTGCGAGGTATGCGGTTCCCAAGCGATAGACATCCACCATATAGAACCCCGAGGAATGGGAGGGAGCAAGATCCGGGATAATATCGAAAACCTTATGGCATTATGCAGGACTTGCCACCACGAGGCTGACTTCGGAACTAATCTAAAGAAGGACTACCTTTACGAGGTTCACAACCATCACCTATCAAAAAGAGTTATTTAGATATGCAAAGAGCAGCAATCGGTACAATACTACCAAACCCCAGTAACCCGAGAATAATAAAAGACTATAAGTTTAAGAAGCTTGTAAAGTCTATCGAGGACTTTCCCCAGATGCTTGAGCTAAGGCCTATCGTAGTCGATAGCAATATGGTCGTGCTTGGAGGCAATATGCGATTAAGAGCTTGCATTGCTGCAGGGCTTAAAGAGGTGCCGATTATCATAGCAGACCAACTGACTGATATCCAAAAGAATGAGTTTATCATTAAGGATAACGTAGGCTTTGGCGAATGGGATTGGGATCAGTTAGCGAACCAATGGGATATGGAGCTTTTAAGCGAGTGGGGAATGGATGTACCCTACACGGAAGATGAAATCGAAGAGATGGGCAATCCGGTAAATGATAACTCAGAGAAACCATTTTCTTTGGAACTGGATTCAGAGTCCAACTACTTGGTGCTAAAATTCAATACGGACATAGACTGGATTCAAGCGAAGACCATCTTTGAATTGGAGAGCGTTGCATCGAAGAGGGCAAACGGCAAGGCTTGGTCTATCGGCATCGGCCGTGTAATTGATGGGGTAGAAGCAATCAAGCGGATTCAAGGTGAAAATTAAATTCTTTGCCCCTTCGTATAAAAGACCTCAAAAGTCAATTACACAGATCACCTATCCGAATGTCACTCTCGTAGTCCGGGAGTCGGAAGCGGAGGAATATCAAAAGAACGGCAATAACATCGTGGTATGTCCAGACTCGGCACAAGGGAATATCTCTCGTGTATGCAACTGGATCTTGGATAACCTATATGAGGATGCTGACTGCATTGTAATCTTGGACGATGACTGCTCTTACATAGGACGGTGGGAGGAACAGACCAATATAAAGTTCAACCCACAGGAATTAGAAGAGTTCTGCGAGTCCGCTGCTCTTCTGTGTGCGGACTTTGGATTCCACTTCTGGGGATTGAATTGCGTAACGGACAAGGGTGCTTATCGTGAGTACACGCCATTTGGCACAATCCAGTATATCGGTGGGCCGTTTCAAGCGCACCTCAGTACGAGCAAGATCCGATACGATGAAAATCTTCCACTAAAGGAAGACTATGATATTTCATTAGAGCATATTAGAACTCACGGAGGATGCTTACGGATCAACTATGCCCACTATGAGGTAAAGCAAGCATCCCAGACTGGAGGATGCGCTACATACCGAAATCTGAAGAGGGAAAAGGAACAATTTTTTCTCTTACAAAATAAATGGGGGAAGGATATTATTACAAGGGATAAGGGAAGCAAGAGATCCTTTGATTTCAATCCTATTATAAAAGTTCCAAATAAAGGGGTATGACAAAAACTGACATCCATAAAAAGGCAATGCTTGATGCGTTGGAGAAATCTCTGGGAGTAGTTACTTCTGCTTGTAAAAGCGTGGGCATCGCCCGACAGACTCATTATGAGTGGATGAAGGAGGATGCTGATTACAAAGCAGCAGTCGATGAACTATCAGACGTAGCGATAGACTTCGCAGAGAGCCAACTGCATAAGCAGATAAGGGAGGGCAACTCCACCGCTACTATCTTTTTTCTAAAGACCAAGGGCAAGAAGAGGGGATACATAGAGAGGCAAGAGGTAGATATCCAGACCCCGAAGTTATTTCAGATAGAGGTGCTTGGCGAAGATTAGTACCAATAAGGTATATGGCCACCTAAAGCGAAGCACTAAAAAGATAGTAGTCGAGCAGGGAGGTACCCGTAGCGGAAAGACATACAACATCCTGCTATGGATCATATTCTATTACACGGATAAGAACGAAGGCAAGACCATCACGATCTGCCGTAAGACGTTCCCTGCGCTCCGGGCATCTGTTATGAGGGACTTCTTTGAAATCCTCCGGAACCACGATCTATACAATGAGATCTACCATAACAGATCGAATAGCGAGTACTACCTCAATGGCAACCTTGTCGAGTTCATAAGCCTCGACCAACCCCAGAAGATAAGAGGGCGCAAGCGTAACCTACTTTACATTAACGAAGCCAATGAGTTGACGTATGAGGACTGGCAGCAGTTGATAATGCGGACAGAGGATCGGGCGATACTTGACTATAATCCTTCGGATGCGTTTCACTGGATATACGATAAGGTCGTACCGAGAGACGACTGCGACTTTTTTCAAACGACCTACCTCGACAATATGTTTTTAGATCAGAGCATCAAGGATGAAATCCTCCGGTTAAAGGATACGGACAATGACTACTGGCGTATCTATGGTCTGGGGGAACGTGGTATGAGTAGGGCTACGATATTCCAGTACGGGCAGTCGGAGATCCCAACAGATGCAAAGCTTCTATCCTATGGGATGGACTTCGGGTTCACAAATGATCCTACGGCTCTCGTTGCAGTCTATGAATCAAATGGCAGCTTTTACTTTGATGAACTGCTTTACCGCACGGGGATGACTAATAACGATATCGCAAACATCCTTACCTCGATCGGTATCGATAGGCGCACTGAGGTATATGCTGACTCGGCAGAGCCTAAGTCAATCGAGGAACTATATCGCAGGGGCTACAATGTAAAGCCCACGACTAAGGGGCCGGATTCGGTGAACGCAGGAATCGATATAATGAAACGCTACAAGCTATTCATCACTCCCCGGAGCATCAATCTGGAGAAGGAGATGCGTAACTACAAATGGACAGAGGATAAGAACGGCAACCTACTTAATAAGCCAATCGATGCTTTTAACCACGCAATCGATGCTGCGAGGTATGCTATTTTCAGCAAGAAAAATAACCCTAACTTTGGCAGATACTCTGTAAGATGATATACGTAGCAGGACAACCGGGTGGAGTTTACTACCACCGCCTCCAGATACCATACGAGGACTTGCTTATGCGAGGCTACTTGGTAAAGTTTGGAACCATCCAAGAACTCGATAAGTATAAGGGTGCAATCACGCACCTCGTTGTCAACCGAGGGCTGAGTACCACGAATCACAAGGCGTTCCGGTATATGCTGGATCAGAACAATATCAAACTGATAATTGACTTAGATGACTGGTGGATGCTACCAAGGCATCACGCTAACCATAGCAATCAGAAAACGCAGGACATCCTAATGACTATTAAAATAGCGGATGAAGTCCATACGACTAACGAATTCCTTGCGAGCAAGATCCAAAAAGAAAACCCTTACATCCCTATCTGGGTTCTACCGAATGCGATAGACCCTCGCAGATCCCAATGGGAGAACATAGAAAAGGTAGAGGGCTTCAACGTAGGATATATGGGCGCCTTGCATCACGATGATGACTTGGCGTATAACCGCATCAATTTAGAGGGGCTGAATGCTTATACCATTGAGTACTATAAAGAGTCGCTAAGGGCTTCTAATGCGTTTGAGAGGGCTGACTACTCCGACTATGGTAAACTATATAAGAACATCCACGTCAGTATCGCCCCACTTTCACCAAGCACCTTTAACAAATGCAAGTCAAACCTTAAGGCTATCGAGGCTGGGTTTACTAAGACGTGCATAATAGCGCAGGATATGCACCCTTATACTCCGTTTCTGAATAAGAGCAATGCAATCCTATGCAAAGGGCCGGGGCATTGGGAAGAGGAATTGCGGAACCTCGACCCTCAAAGATGCGCTGACCTTGCGGAAAGGCTCTATGAGGATGTACAATTCTACCACATTACCAATATCAACGACACACGCCAGCAATGCTTCGCACAATAAAAGTACCCACGATCTGGGCTGACCTCAGCCTAAAGGACTTCCAGAGGTTTATGGGGGCTAACCCCACGGATGAAACGGCTGAGGACTTAGCTCTATCGATATTCTGTGGCATCGATAAGGATGAGCAGGACTCGTTCCCGGTAAAAGAGCTGGAGGATATCAAGACAATAATCGCTGGGGTATTCACGGAGAACCCACCCTTACATCGCTTCGTGCATATCAATGGCGTAAAGTATGGATTCCACCCTAAGCTGGAGGACATATCGCTCGGGGAGTTCGTGGATCTTGAAGAGTATATGAAGGAGCCTATCAAGAATGCTCAGAAGTGGATGGGGGTGCTATACCGCCCCGTGATTAAGGAGGCATACGGAAGGCACGAGATAGAAAAATACCATCCGGATAAGCACGATGGATCAGCATTTGAGGCCATCACGATGGACGTAGTGCAGGGTGCGCTGCTTTTTTTTTATCGTTTAGAACTCGGACTGCAGATGTCTTCGCTGACTTATTTGAAGCAAGTGGCGAAACAAGGGAAATCCTCGACTCCCGAACTGCCTTCGGTAAACGATGGGGATGGTATGCAATCCTCCATCAACTTGCTGCAGGATCTCTACAAAACCTTGACCAGATAACGGAGCTACCGCTTTACCAATGTTTGATGTGGGTAACGTACGAGGCTGACAAGTCACGCCTTGAGGCGCAGGTGGCTCGGCAGAATACCCGATAAAGGGTTCTTTATTTATGAAGTACGGATACTATCAAATCTGCGAGGCTTTGCAATCAGCAGCCGACAATTCCTCCTATGTGAACTCCGTAACGTGGGGCAACATCTTTGATGTCGATATGCGGAAGATGACCCTCTTCCCTTTGTGCCATATCCTTACTGGAACGGCTGAGGTACTGGAGCGAACGGTGATCTATTCAATCGATGTTCTGGTAATGGATGCGATGGACTATTCCAAGCAAGATCCGAATGTCGTACCCTATTCCTTTGAGGGGGTAGCGCAGAAGCAAGACATATACCATAGGAGCCTATTCTCGATGCAGGAGATGATCGCAAGCCTCCGCAGGGGTGATCTATACACGGATGGATTTAGGCTCGTTAACGACCCTCTATGCGAGCCCTTCGATGAGGACTTCGAGTCCACCGTGTGCGGATGGAAGGCAACGCTCCAGATAGAGACTCCGAACCCGACTATTATCTGCTAATGGCTTCCGGTAATCCAGATCTAAAGAAAGCGGAGAACACCCGGCTGGCTCTTGATAAGTTCGGGAAGTATCTGGTTGCGGAAAGCCGTAAGAATCTCACCCGTAAAAAAAAGAATGTAACAAATACGTTATACAACTCCCTCGACTATGAAATCACCACGGGGCCGAATAGCCTCGAGTTCGACTTCTTAATGGCTGAGTATGGCGAATGGGTGGATAAGGGTAGAAAAAAGGGCAAGATGCCACCCTTTGGGCCCATCTATGCGTGGGCTGCACGTAGGCGGTTGCAGTTTAAGGATGGCAAGGGGAAGTTCCTAAGCTATGCAGATACGGCTCGGCTCGTAATGATTAAGATCAAAGCCAAGGGAATCGAGCCCTCTGACTTTTACACGAGGCCTTTTAACTTGGGCTTCGCCAAACTGCCAAACGAGATAGTCGAAGCGTATGGCATTGACGTTGAGAACTTTATCGAGTTCACCATAAAGAAATTGAATCTAAAATATAAGTAATGGCAATCACTATAACGCAGCAGGCACCGACTCGCTCCTTCGCTGGCAGCCCTATGGTCTATTCTGTGAGCAGTAACAATTCCGGTAACGCAGGATTCAAGTACGTTGCGGATGTATTTATCTGGTTTGGAGCAAGCAGTTCCGTTCCGGGATCCTATGTCTATCGCCTTATCAAACCGAAGGAAAGCATCAGCAATCTATACGGATACTTTGATATCAGCAATATCGTAAGCTCGTACCTATCGCAGACCAATATCGACCACGCTGCTGGAACGGCTACGGATAACGATCAGACCGTATGCAATGTACAGATCAAGTTTCGGGAGTACACCACCGCAGGAGGCATCGCTTCAGTTACTGCCACATCCAACACGATAAACGCTTACGATGGCTATACGGAGTTCGTGGATGGGGTAAATGCTACGACCACCACGGGAGTAATGACAAGCGGAAGCAGCATCCAATATATCCAACTCGACCAAGCCCTTACGATAGGGGTAGTGCCTGCTCTGGTAAATGGGATGCGGGTAGATTATAGCGATGGACAATCTGCTATGATTGACATAGCGGACTTCGGTGCGGTGGATTCGGTAAACTCTACCAATAAACTATTTTACCTTCCTGCTGGCGTTGCTAACCTTAACGATTCAGTAATCGATCCCAAGCCCCAAGATGTAGCAGACCTCTTATACTACGACTTATCCCTTGGAGTATTCCAGAGTGTGGCGTATAGCCGGAGGGTAGAGACCGATGGTGGAGTATGCGAGGCATTGGCTTGTCTGGAGGCTGCGCTGCAGGAACTCGGAGAGGATGACGCTGCATACACCACTCGCTTCACCCCGGAGTGCGAGGTAACGTATGACCCGATCACAATCGCTTACCAGAATAAGTACGGAGCGTGGGACTATATCGTGGCATTTAAGAAATCAACAAACTCTACATCCACCAGCAAGGAGCAGTATGAGACCAACGTAGGCACGATCGGTTCGAGTACCTTTACCTATAATCCTGCGACCGCATCCCCTACCAAGACCTTTAACAATTTCGGAAGGGATAGCATTAGCGTTAACACGGGATTCTTAAACGATGGCTACAATCAAATGGTAAAAGAGATGCTACTATCAAACATCCTTTACTTCGTGGAGCAGGAGCGATATGTTACGCTTAAAAATACCTCGCAGCCT